AGGTGGATACTAAACTTTATGAAGGTCTAGCATGGGGTAGATTGTATGGTGGTGCTATTGGTGTCATGATTATTAATGATATGAAGAACCTAGATCAGCCTCTAGATTATGATACACTTATGCCTGATTGCTTTAAGGGTATCTTGGTGCTAGACCGTTGGGTGGGTGTAAACCCTTCTGGTGAGCTAGTCACTGACCTTGATAGCGAAGAACTTAACTTACCAAAATATTACCAAGTCAACCTAGAAGATGGCTCAGCTGTGAAAATACACCATAGCCGAGTACTTCGATTCATTGGCCGTAAAATGCCAAGAATAGAGGAACAAGCAGAGCAATACTGGGGAACCTCGCTGATTGAGCATATCTTACCGGAGTTAGAGAAGCGTGACAATGTGTCCTGGAATGTGGCTTTGCTTACATTTATGGCTAATATGCGTATAATGAAAGCTCCGGGCGTTAGTTCAATGATGTTAAGCGGTACTGACTCCGCTCGTGATAAACTCTACAATACCGTGAGCGCTGTAAATGAGATAATGAACAATAATGCTCTAATGTTGCTCGATGAGAAAGCTAGCTATGAGTCACATCAATATACATTTAGTGGCATTGGTGAAGTCTATGATAGATTTATGATGGACGTTAGTGGTGCCTGTGGTATCCCTGTGACTAAGCTCTTTGGCCGCTCACCAGCTGGCATGAACTCTACTGGCGAGTCTGATTTACAGAACTACTATGACAGAATCGAGGGTGACCAGCAAACACAACTCTTACCAGTGCTAGAGAAATTGATACCCATTATCTTTATCTCAGCTGTGGGTGCTGTACCTGATGATCTACAAATAGTATTTAACCCAGTAAGACGTCCTACCAATGATGAGAAGTCTGACCTTGGTGCTAAGCAAACAACAGCGGTAGTAGAAGCATTTACAGCTGGACTTATTAGTCAGCAAACAGCTCTCCGTGAGTTACAGCAGTCCTCTGACATGACTGGAATGTGGTCTAATATCACTGATGACATTGTAGAGAAAGCTGATACCGAAACTCAGCTAATGGGTGAGGAGGTGCCAGATATTGAACAGGCGCTTGGAGCTACAAGTACAGAAGGAGCTCTTAAAGATACTCAAGAAATCTAAGGTACTGATTCTGAATGAGCAAAAGCTCAAAGCATGGGTCAATAGTACACAATTCCAAGAGTATACCACTAGCCTAGCTTCTCGTATTGTAAACAAGCTACTTGGTGGTTATCGTAGACAATATACCCAACTCTACAACCTCATTAGTAAAGAGCGTAGGGCTACGATGATACAATCCCAAGTACTAGAGACTGCTAGTCTAATAAGCTCTATGCCATTGAACATGGCACAAGAGATATCTACACAAATTGCTAACCAGCACCTAAAAGGTGTGAGGGCTACAACACTTGCCGCTGAAATATTAGAGAAGTACCCACAACTCTCTAAGGCAAAGGCTAATCTTGTGGCTAGGACCGAGGTGGCTCGTACTAACACTATGCTCCTAGAAAATGATTGCCATGAAGTTGGAATTGGTTGGTATATCTGGCATTCTACTCATGACGTCCGTACTCGTTCATCACACAACCATATGGACGGTATAGTATGTTCATGGAGTGACCCGCCTAACCCGGAGAAACTAGCTAAGACTAGTAAAGACTACGGGTCATACCACCCAGGTTGTATATTTAACTGCCGTTGCTTTCCGTCTCCTTTAGTGACAGCAGACCAAATACCTAGCAACCTAAAAGTCCATCTTCATGGCACTATAGTACGAATGTCTAAACGTGAGTTTATTCAAAAATACTGGAAGGGGATACTGTGATTGAATTTTGACAAGCTTATAGCTTGCTTTGACGCTGACTAGTACTAATCTAAGCACCTACGTGCTAAGAGAGGCTAGCTGGTTAACAAAGCAGCTGAGCTATTTAATTTATAGGTGATACCATGGCAAATAGCTATTACGGCTCTAGAATCAGTGATAATATTGCTAAGACACCTGAAGGGTTTCTTGTCTGTCATAATGTACCCGTTGCTAGGGTAGGCACCCAAGAATACCTAGGTGATGAGGTTGATAGGCCAGACAAAGATATTGTGACTGTATACCGCAGACCAGAAGAAGTGTTTAAAAAATCTGCTATTGACTCCTTCGAGGGCAAACCTGTAACGAATGACCACCCACCTGAATTAGTCGAGGGTGGTAACGCTATGGCTTACATTAAAGGTGTCTGTAAGAATGTTCACAGAGGTACCGGTGATGACTCAGATAAAGTTGTTGCTGACCTTGTGATATATGACCAGGTGCTTATCTACCTTATCGAGAATGGTAAGAGAGAGATTAGTGCTGGTTATACTTGCTCCTATGCTGACTACAACGGCGAGCTGGAGCAGGTTGATATTGTGGGAAACCACGTTGCTGTTGTAGACAAGGGCAGAGCTGGAAACTCTGTTGCTATCCGTGATGAGAAGCCTACAAGGAGGAAAAAGATGGCAAAGAAAAAACAAAGCATTTTAGACAAGATGTTCCACGTCTTTGTAAATGACGAAGACACAACCCCAGAGGACATTAAGGAGGCTGCTGAGGCTGTTAACGATCTTGAAGAGGAGACCAACGATGAAGCTCCTACTACTGAAGACCCAACAGTAAAAGCTATCCAAGATGCCCTAAAACCAATCATGGACCGCCTAGAAGCACTTGAAGCTACTAAGGGCCCTGATGACAAGGAAGAAGACCCTGACGATGTAGACAAAGATTTCCTTACTAACGCCGATGAGGGCGAAGATAGAGAAGTCAAAGATGAAGACGGCGAAGCATCTCCTGAGGAAATTGCTGAACACTTAGACCATGATACTGTAGCCTACATGTTAAAAGTTATCCGTCCACAGATAGCACGTATGCCAGCAAAAGACTCAAAAGCTATCACCAATACTTTAAATCAAGCGCTTAAACGTCAGCCTACTACTGACTATGACAAGCTTTTAAACCATGTAAGCAAAACTAAAAACACTACTGAAAAAGGTGCCTTTGGTGAAGCTTGCCGATCCCGTAACCCACATTACAAAGGAGGTAATAAATAATGCCAGGAAAAGTTATTGGTAAGTCTTTAAATTATGGCTATCCAGGTCAGATCGCCCGTACTGGTGATGAGGTATCTCGTACATTCCCAGTTAAATCTGGCCCAATCAATTTTGGCCAAGCTGTACAACTTAACGCAGATGGCTTAGCGATTCCATTTGCTGGAGAGTTCGCTGGGGTAGCTATGAGACGTGTTAAGTCTGCATTATCCTACATGGGTCAAAACCTTGGTCAATATATCGAAGGGGATGCTTGTGATGTATTAGAACGTGGCTCTATCACCGTTAAGGTTGTAGCTGGTACAGCTAAACCTGGTGGTAAAGTACATGTGTACAAAACAGCCGCAGCTGGTAAAGCTGTTGGTGACTTCGCAGCTGTGGCAGATACCACCAATACAACTGAGCTAACAGATGTAAAGTTTGTTACTCCGGCTGACGCTAATGGCGTTGCTGAAATCGTAATCTTAAATCGTAAAGGGCTATAGGAGGTTAAAGTATGACATTCCCTAAATTTGGTGGCAACCCAATGCCTGTAATGGACGCTTCTGCTATTACTTCTGGCTTAGCGTTCTTGGAGTCTGAACTAGAAAAGAAAGACTCTATGCTTCGTGAGCCTTTGCAGTCCACTACTTATCCTCGTGATATTACTATTCAATCTGGTGGCGGCTGGGTAGAAGCTACCTCCGCATTTAATGTGGACTACGGTGTAACTGGTGGCTCCGGCTCTGGTGCTGTGGGTGGTGTATCTAATGCTGTCCGTTCTATCCAAGCCAATGTAGGTAAGGATCTATTCAAGGTATTACCTTACGAGGTTACCATGAATATCAAATATGTAGACGTTCAACGTGGTATGGTTACTGGCCGATCTATTGAAAAGATGTATAATGACGGTATCCGCTTAGACTTTGATAAGTTCATGGACTCCAATGTATATGTTGGTAATGCTGACTATGGTACACAGGGTTTAGTTAACCAGCCTGGTATCACTCCAACTTCTGTTAAGATGAACTCTTCTTCTAAAACAGAGTGGGTAAACAAGACACCACAGGAAATCCTTGATGATATTAATGAGGCTATCCTAGCCGCATGGGAAGCTTCTGGCTATGATGAATCCGCTATCCCTAATCATATCTTATTGCCACCCGCACACTACACAAGATTAGTGAATACCACTCTTGCTGTAGCTGGTGTTGCTTCTGGTGGTATCTCCTTATTAAACTACTTGCTAGAAAATAACCTAGCCAAGTCTAAAGGTGTGGACTTATTCATTGGTGAATGTCGTTGGTGTATTGGTGCTGGAGCTGCTGGTAAGGACCGTATGATTGCTTACCGCAACGAAGAACGCTTTGTAGGTGTAGATTTACCTGTTGAGCTTAGCCGTGCTATGACTCAACCTGACCCTAACACAGCTTCTTACGTATCTTTGTTTGTGGCTAACGTAGGTCAAGTTAAAGTTCACTATGTTGAGCCATTTGTATACCGTGATGGTATCTAAGGAGGTAAATTATGGTACGAATTTTCTCACGTAAAGCCATTGGCTTCCGTAATCATGAGACCAACCAGGTAATCACAGTAAGAGCATTAGACTTCGCTGAGCTACCTGATTGGGTCGAGAAAGACCCTATGCTTGGCTGGGCAGTACAGGACGGCACTATTGATGTGATTGAGGGCTCTGATCCAAAAACGGAAAAAACAGTGCCACAAGGTGACCCAGATACTGAAGATGAGGGTAACCTAGGGGGAACCCCTACTACTGACCCTGATGACTTAAATTCGCTCTCTAAGGAGGATTTAAAGGCAAAAGCTAAGGAACTTAATTTGCCATATTCTGGTAAATCCAAAGATGAGCTTATTGAAATGATTCAAGGTGCTTAATCATGTATCGCTTATCAGAACTCCACGCTGTAATAGCTAGAGCTGCTGGTATATATTCCACCACTGACAACCCTGAATATACGAGTGATAACTTTCTAACGGCTTACCCACAATTTTCTACACTTGATACAAGTATAGTAGATGCGTGGGTAGGTATCGCTCATCAGTGTGTTAAATATTCATTGTGGGATAAGACTTGGGAGTTAGGTATGGGCTTATTTATAGCCCATTTCCTTACTTTATATCAACAAACTATAGAAGAAGATTTAGTTAACCCAGTACTTTCTAAGGGTTTATCTAGAGGCCTCATAACTTCTGAGTCTGTAGGTGGAATGAGTGTCTCCTATGACCTGGGCTCATTTACAAGTGAGTTTGATGGTTGGGGCACCTTTAAACAGACTATATTTGGCCAGCAGTACGTCCATTTCTTACAGATGATGGGCGGCTTCTTTATATTAGTATGGTGATGAAAGTAACCAAGCGCTCTTTGATAAAGCCAAGGAGTATACTCACCAAGCTTAGTAATGTGGACTTATTAGTAGGTATACCCCAAGAAACTGATGGCAGAGAAGATAGTGAAATAGGTAATGCTGCCTTACTTATGCTTCATACTGTCGGAAGCCCCGTACAAGGTATTCCACCAAGGCCTACTATACAACCCACCATTGAAAAGCACGAGTCTTTTATTAGGAAGTCTCTTTTTACTGCAATAGAAGAATATACCAAGACTGGTAGTGACGCTAAGCTCCGTGCATTGGGTATATATGTATCTTCACAAGTTAAGGAGTTCATTAATGACCCAAGCAATGGACTTACACCTAACAGCCCTAGGACTATACAAAGAAAAAACTCTTCCTTACCGCTGGTGGATACTGGTGAGATGAGGAACAGTATAACTTATGTGATTAGAAAGAGGTAGCATATGATTGATATATCTTTCTTACTTTTACGGTCTGCCTTTACCACTAGCCTTACGTTGATAGAATCAGTAGGTAAGTGGGTAAATGGTAAGTGGGTGATATCAGGGGGCCAAGAGCGTATACTCTATGGTGCTGTATCACCTACCTCACAGAAAGACCTTGAACGAATACCCGAGACCTCTCGCTTAGAATGTACAACCACTTTTTGGGTTAAGGGTGCTACTCACTTAAATATTGACGCTAGCCACCCACCCAGAATCCGGTATCGTGGTGCTACTTATACTATCACACAAGAGGAAGACTATTCTAATCATGGCTTTACAAAGCTATATGGTAAGAAACTGGGGGGTATATAATGGAGTATAATGAATTATACACCCTTTTAAAGTCTTGTATCTGTGATTGTTTAGGTGTTGATATTAATAGCGGTAAGGTCCGTGAAGCCTATCAACCATCAGACGCACCCCAATTTACTATTAATGACAATGTGGTTATCACCTATCTTACCGAGAAAGATGATAGCTACTCACACCAACGTAATGTCTCCTATAGTGATGGTGATAGCTCTGTTATTCGTCACCACAAAGGCACTAGGGTGTGGTCCTTACCTTGCTATTGCTATGGCCCCAATTCTTATGACAATGCTGACCTTATCCGTAGTAAGATACTGACCCATGCCTTAAAATCAAAGCTACACCTCAATGGTGTGGCTATTGTACCTGAGATCCCCGCCATTGTCAATACACCCGAGCAGGCACAAGGTCAATGGTGGACAAGGCATGACATTACTTTAGTATTTAATGAGTCCTATGATTATACTGAGGACGTTGGAACGATTGAATACATCAATACTAATATAAGTATTGCTAAATCACCCGAACCAGCAGCACCAGATAAACAGCCATAGAGCTACTCATGATATATTTTAACACTAAACGATAGGAGGACAAATGCCAACTAAACCTTTACAACTTAATGAGGTAGTTAACTTTGTGGTTAACTTAGCTCAGCGCTCTGCCCAACGTAAGGCCTTTAATATTATGCTCCTTGTAGGCACTAACTCTGTGATTCCTAAGGGAGAACGTGTACGAACCTATACTACACTAGAAGCTATGCTTAGTGATGGCTTTACTGTAACTGACCGACTATATAAGGCGGCCGCTTTGATTAAAGCACAGTCTCGCTCACCAGTAAAATTCTGCATTGGTACACAAGATACCAATGAAACCATGGTACAAGCTATTACCGCTTGCCGTGAAGCTAACTATGATTGGTATGTGGTAGTACCTTGTGCTGACCTTACTGTTCAGCAACACCTAGACTGTATGGCTTATACTAACGCCTGTAACCCTGATACGGTCTATGCTTTCACTTCTAAGGCTGCCGAAGACCTACAAGGTGCTGACGGTAGTATCTTTAAGAAAGCCAAAGACTTAAAATATCGCCGTACTATTGGTATCTACTCCACTAAGCATGGAGATGCTGTAGTTGGTATCATGGCTTATGCTATGGGTATGATGACCGGTACAATAAACAGTGCTTTTACTTTAAAATTTAAGAGCATCTCTGGTGTAGCAACTGAGAACTCAGAATCTGCTGTATCTGTATCCGCCGTTGATAAGCTTAAAAAGCAGAATGGTAATATTTATGTAAACCGTGGCTATTACTATGATATGTTTGAGGAGGGCACTATGGCGGATGGCACCTTCTTTGATGAAATCATTTACTTAGATAAATTAAAGAATGACTGCCAACTTGCACTTATGGACTTGTTTGTACAGAATGCTAAAATTGCTCAAACTGAGGGTGGAATGACTCGTATCCATAATGCCCTAAATGGTGTGTTAAAAGACTACCAAAAGATTGGCTATTTAGAAACTGGTGTTTGGCGTGGTAGTAATATCTTGGACCTCAAATATGGCGATACTGTTAACAATGGCTACCTAGTTCAATCTGAGACTATTGCTGAACAGAATCAGTCTGACCGTGAGAACCGTATTGCTCCCCCTATTTATATCGCCCTTAAACTTGCTGGTGCTATCCATAGTGCAGTAGTTCAAATTGATGTTAACCGATAGGAGGAAAAAATGGCTAATTTCTCTACTTATTCTTTTACTGATATTGAGTTAGTACTCTCCCACCCAAGCTATGGGCAATTCTCTTTGAATGGTGAAGGTGCTGGCTCTATTCAAATCAATAAATCTACTGAGCGTTCTACCCACAATGTGGCCGCAGACGGCTCCGTTATGACCTCTAAAATTGCTGGTGATAATGGTACAGTAGTAGTCAATGCTCAGCAAACTAGTGACCTACATTCTTGGTTACAGGGTCTATTTAATTATCTAAAAGGTGCTAATGCTAACGAATGGGCCCAAATCTCTATGACTATGAGAGCACCACATATGGGCCGTAATGTGATTGGTACCTATGGTTCTATTCAGAAAGAGCCAGATGAAACCTTTGAAACACAAGGCGGCTTACTTGCATGGACTTTACTATTTGGGGATATCCAAAAGACTAACCGATCTATCTAAGGAGGCACATTATGAAAGAAAAATTGGTTGAAATTGAGACAGAGGGTAAAAAACGTACCTTTATCGTAAAGAAATTTGACGCTAGAACTGGCTCCTATGTTATCTATACTGTCTTAAACCGCCTACTACCTTCTATACTTGAATTTTCCCAACCCGAGGCTCGTCAGAAGCTCATTGGTGGTACCGATTCAGTCACAGAAATGGCTACTAAGGTACTCACTAGCTCTACATTAAGTGAAGATGAGTTCTTAGACTTGCAAAATAAATGCTTACGGGTATGTCATGAAGTACTTCCAGCGGGTAATATACCTGTAATTACTAGTACGGGCCAGTATGGCGTAATTGGCTTAGAAGATGACCTTGTAATTATCTTCCGTTTGACATTGGAGGCCCTTGTGTTCAACCTAAAGGGTTTTTTCACCGGAGGCGGCTTGACACAAGCGTTCCAGAGCCTGCAGGGTATGAAGTCTGCCAACTAAAGAATCTTGACCCATTTGTATATCTACCTGTAATAGAGGGTATGTGGAGTCAGCATGAGGTCTTTGATGGCACTTATGACTTTGATGACCTTATGGACGCCCATGAGATACTCATGGTAAGACAGGAGAATAAACGAAGGTCACAAGAACACCAGGAATTATTACAGGGGGCACTATAAAATGGCGAGGAATATAATTGATGAATATTTAGTCTCACTAGGAGTAGATATTGACCATTCTTCTATCTCTAAGTTAGATACTGCTCTTGGTAAAATCGAAGGTATGGTAAATGCTACTGCTTCGCTCGGTAAGAACTTAGCAGTAGCTTCTACCGCTATTATAGGCTCTATTTTTGGAATCATTAGTGCGGGTACAGCACTTGTTACTTCCAATGCAGAAGTAGAGAACTCTTACACAACTCTCTCTACTAGCATGATGATATCTGAGAAACAAGCTAAGTCCATGAAAATGGCCTTAGATGCCCTTGGTAAATCACAGAATGAGATAATGCTTAACCCTAAGCTTCGTGATCAATATAGAATATTACTTGCTGATAGCCAAGCCATGACGGCTGGTGGTGATTATAAGGCTATGATGGGTGAGGTCACAGACTTTATGTTTGAGTTTACTAGGCTCAAACAAGAAATAGCTGTGGGTATGCAGTGGATATCCTATTACATAGTCAAAGACTTGGCTGGGCCACTAGGTGAAGCTAAGGACATTATGAAACAGATTAATACATACATTATCCAGAATATGCCTAGAATCACTCGTACCATAGCAACTGGCTTTGGTTATGTAAGGAACATATTCTTTACCATATGGAGAGTAGTTAACGGTATAGCTTCGCACATTAAAGAATTTTGGGATAACTTGCCAAAATTAGGTAAGAAAGCCTTTATAGCATTAGGTGTAGCACTTTACGCAGCCAGTGGGCCGGTTGGCTTACTCATTGTGGGTCTTACTAGTTTATTACTCTTATTAGAGGACTACTTTGCATATATGGACGGCAAAGAGTCCATGTATGGCGAATATTGGGAGAAGCTCAACAGTAAACTAGAAATACTCAACGGTGCATGGGACACCATGCTCCGCTATGTGAAAGAGTTCTTTGGGTGGGTAGATAAATCCGAGAGTGTAAATAGATTCACTGACCTCATCACTAAACTAGCTAAAGGTATAGCATGGCTTGCTTATGAGTGGGGGAACCTTATTTATAATTTCTTGGGCAAGTTCTATGATACACTCAGCAGAAAAGGTGTGTTAGATGAATACCAAGAAGCATTAGGTGACATCACAGAAGCGATAATAGAGCTTTATAACGCCGTTGGAGACTTAGTTTATGATGTATTAAGTATCTTCTTTGAAGACATGAGTAAGACCGATATATTACAGTCTTTCTGTGATTTATTAGTAGAAATAGTGAGAATATTTTCTACATGGATAAAACTCGTAGCAAGTATTATAAAGCTATTTGCTAAGTTCTTATCACAGCTCAAGGGTGACCCGAAGATAAAAGCATTCTGGAAGAGTGTTACATATCTTTTTGATGAATTCTTTAAAAAACTTGCTGGCGGCTTATCTACACTAGGTAAGATTGGTAAAATCATTGGGTTATTACTTACTGGTAACTTTGCTGAAGCCGCTAAGCTAGCTGGCCAGACCATTACTGGTGGTAGTGGTATGTTTACTGGGGTGGGTGAGGCTGGTACTACTGCACTAGAAGATATTGACTACCTTGTAAAGAATGGCCTATCAGAGAAGTTAGCTATCGCTATTGTATCTAATCATGGTCAAGAATCTGAGCATAACCCAACTAGCTATGTGGCCAATGATGGTGACGGAAAGCCCTCTGGTGGACTGGGTATGTGGCATGCTGACCGGCTAGAAGACCTGAAAGCCTTTGCTGCTGAGCGTGGTACTGATTGGACTGACCGTAAGACTCAATTAGACTATATTATAGCTGAAGCCAAAGGTCTACGTCAGGGGTATAATTACTCATCTGTAGCAGCAGCCGCTGAGGCTGCTGGGTCAGTTGAAGAAGCTACACAGGTATGGACTGACGGCTATGAGATACCAGACCCAACCTATGCTAACTATGAACGAAGACGAGCAGATGCTATTGCTTTACAATCTGCTTGGCAGTCTAAAAAAGACACAAATGTAGCCATGGGTGATGGCTCTGGTACAGGTATCATCAAAGGTCATATTGAACTTGCTAAACGAAAATTCAATAATTGGGTAGGTAATACTAGTAGTCTCAGTGGCTCAGCTAGCTCTCTCACCTCTTCGCCTGTGGTATTTAATGGCGGTATTAATGTGAATGTAGCTAACTCTAATGCTTCAGCATTAGATATAGCCAACGCTACTGCCCAAGGTATTAAAGAGGTATTACCCCAACGTAATTTAGACAATATATATAATAGGGGGTCTGGCGTAGTATGAGTCTAAAATCACTAGTTA